TGTTGACCGCGAGCATGAAGCGACGGCCGCTGCCGACCAGCCAGTATTTCATGGCGTTGGCGTCCAACCAGACGCGGACGGCAGGGGAGAGGTTGATGTGCTCCGTCATCTGCACGGCTGCGGTGACCGGTGCCGTCATGCCCCAGATCGTGATGTAATGGCCGTCCGTGTCGACGGTGGTCGTCAGCGAAAGCCCCACGTAGATGGAGTCCGTCCCGGCTGCACCAGGACCACGCAGCACGACACCAGAGGTCGCCCCCGAAGGATGCGTCCAGACCACGGCCCACTCTTCATCTGCCGCGACGAGATCCACGTTCGTCGTCAGGAAGGCGATCAGTTTGTTCCAGAAGTCGGTGCTGCCCGTGGTGGTGCCCGTTTCAAATGCCATAGCGATCAGCCCTCCATCGCCTGCTTGAAAGCGCTCGGGTTGGCCCGAACGTAGTTGAGAATGGTTTCCTCGCCGAGTGCCTGGTTCAGGGATTCACGGAGGAAGGATGCCGCGTCGAACATGTTGACGATCTTCGCGCGACCGCCGCCCTGAGCCATGCCGCCGCCGTTCTTGATGTGGCGCGGATCGCGTTCGGTCAGCACTTCTTCCCCGGCCTTCAGGATCGCGGGCACCTCGTTGGGCTTGAGCCCGGCGATGCCGCCCGAGTGATACCGCATGGCTCCGCTGAACCAGGCCGGGCTGACGTTCCGCGAGCCAACCCCGACACCCGACGCGCCCACGACCCCGCCCGTGTGCAGAAGACCGGCGCCGAACAGACCGCCAGTGAGGCTCTTCGAAATCTGCTGCAAGGTGTTGAAGAGCGCCTGCTTGATGATCATCTTCGCGATTTCCATAAGGAAGTTCGCCGCGAATTGACGGAAGGCGTCGCCCAGGGCACCCACCGCATCCTCGCCGTTCGCGATCGCCTGCGCGAAGGCGTCGAACATGTTGATGATGCCGCTGTCCAGCATGTTGAAGATGCTCTCTTGCACCTGCTGCTGGGTGTAAGCGGCTTGCTGTGCAGCGTTGCCGACGCCTTGGACAGAGAGCGCGAGTGCGTTGTTCTGCGCAATGGCAGCAGCCGCCTTTTCACCCCCCATCGTGGCATAGAGTTCGTTCGCCTTGGCGATTGAATCAGCAAGTTGGGTGTTGACCCCGGCGATCTGCGCTTCGAGTTCCTTGACCTTCTCGGTGTTGCCCTGTTCGTCGTAGATGCGCCGCTGCTCAAGCAAGGCGTTGCGCTGCTGTTCGAGCAGGTTGATGCGCTCCTCGATCTGCTCGATCTCGGACTTCTTGTCCTTCTGCTCCTTGAGGGCTTCGTTCAGGTCATACTGATTGCCCAGGAGTTCGCGAGCGCGGGCAATCTCGGCCTCGGTGATGGCCGGGTTCTGTTCACGCAGGGCACGGATCTGCTCTTCGATGAAGGCTTCACGCTCCTTGCCTTCCATCTTCTGTTGCAGCATCTCGTTCTCGAAGCCGAGGTCTGCCAGCGCCTTTGTGGTCGCCTCTTGCTGCTTGCGCCGCTCCTCGGTGATCTTCTCCTCGGCTTCAAGAGCGGCCTCACGTTCCTTTGTGATCGTTTCCGAGGCTGCATCGCCATCAGGTGCACGGCCGAAGATCGCCGCTTCCTGGTTGCGCCGGTTGCGGTTGATGCCGTTGTTGTCGCTGCCGAGGCCACGAATAGCCGCCGCGATGTCGGAGTCGGTGCCGTTCAGAACCGCTTCGACAATACGATCCGGCAGCGAGCCGTAGTTGTAGGCGATCGATGTGAGCACGGCCTGCTGGTCAGCGCTGAAAGCGGCGAACCGGTCATCGCCGATCTGGCCGCGCACGGTGTTCTGGAATTCACCGATGCGCCGCTGCAGGTCGCGTTCGGCGTCTTCGACGCTGATACGCATCCCCTCGGTGATCGCCTTGATGCTACCGTCAGACAGCGTAACCGTATCGGAGCCGTAACCGGCCCGGAAAGCGTTCACATCCCATTTGGGCGTCGAAATGAAACCCTCAAACTGCCGGATGAGTGCCGAGGATGCTTCCATCGAGTCGCTGTAGGTGCCGAAGCCGCCCGTGCCGCCATCAGGAGGCATGTTGATCTGCGAGAAGCCCTGGCCCCAGAGTTTCATCACTTCGAGGATCTTGGTGTAGTCACCGCTCTCCCAAGCAGCGATCAGAGCCGACCACGCCGCCGCATTCAACTCGGTGGTCTTCTTGAGTTTCTCCATCTCCTCGCGGAGAGAGGGGACGAAGCCTTTCAGTTTGTCCAAGGCATCCGCGTAGCTGACGGTGGCGGTGGCGCCTTCCTCGAATTTATCGGTTGTTTCCTCAGTCGCTTCGGCGACATCCTCAAGGCGCTCATCGGACAGTCCGAGTGCCTCTGCGAGGAGTTCGATCTTGCTGCCGAAGCCTTCCGCGATATTAGCAGCGATCGCCGTCGCATCGGCCTGATCTTCGAGAGCCCGCGCCCCTTCGAGCAGGTTCTCGACGTACTTCTGTACTTCGGTGTTGCCCTTCTTCAGAGCATCGTCATACAGCTTCTCAAGTTCGGTGCGGTACTCGCGCGCCGTGATCTCGCCGCTGCTGAGTTGTGCGCCGAGTTCCTGAAGCGCTTTCGTGAATGCCCGAGCCTCGCCATCGAAACCGCCGAACCACGAGAAGGAGACAGCCGAGGTGTTGCTCGCCGCGCGGGCGGCAGCATCGCGCAACTGCTCGTAGTTGGCCAGCATCTCGCGGACGTTGGCGTTGGCCTGGTCCAGCGACACGGCCTTGACCGCTTCGCCCCACTCGCCGGTCTTCTCTTTCACCTGGTCGTACTGTTCAAGCACGGCCGACATGATGCGGTTGTGCTCATCGAGGGCACGGGTCGTCTGATCGACGTCGGACGCCCAACTCGTCAGCAGCGGCACGGCCAGGAGCGAAGCCAGCGTGATCAGGATCCCGACAGGACCGCCGAGAGCCACGAGTGCGCCGTTCAGAAGGGCAAGCGCGCCGCGCCACACACCGAGAGCGCCTGCGATCGCGAGGCTACTGGCGCGGGCTGCAAGAGTGCGCGCCGAGAAAGTGGTGACCAGATTCCCCGCCGTCAGCATGGTGGTGCTGAGCAGTTGTGCACGACCCTGCACAGTGAAGAGTTGCGTGGCCAGGCTGACAGCCGAAGCGCCTGCCGTGCGGAGTGCGGCGCCGAACGCGGTGGTCTGCGCCACGACGACCTGCTGCCGGGCACCGAGGGTCTGGGTGGCCGTTGCTGCCGCCCCCAGGTTGGCGACCATCACCTGAATGTTCTGCGCGGCCCTGTTCAGCCAAGACGCGAGTTTCAGGCCGATGATCAGTTGGATGACATCCGCGAAGAACTCAGCATTCTCGACGAGGTATTCGAGGCCCTTGACGGCCTTCCCGGCAGCAGCACCGAGTGCCAGGAAGAAGTCGCGACCTTCGCGGCTCTGCAAGCGCTGGTTCAGGGTTTCGAGTAGGCTGTTGAATGCGTCGATGAATCCGCCGTTGGCGACCTGCAACTGCGCTTGGAAGATGTTGTTGAAGAACTTGCCCAACTGCGTCGTGGTGGACTGCAGCGCCTTCGACAACTGCGGCCCGAAGCGACGGTTCAACTCGTCAGCGAATTTCAGCAGGTTGTCCGAGTTGGCGAGCACCTCGCCATCTTCGAGCATCTTGTAAAGCGCGGCCGAAGTGACGCCGAGTGCATCTGCCATGATGTTCATGGCACCGGGCAGACGCTCCCCAAGCTGCTGCCGCAACTCTTCGGACGAAATTTTCCCCTTCGAAATCATCTGCGTAAGAGCGAGGAAGACGCCGTTCATGTCTTCCAGCGACAACTTGTTCACGCGCCCGGCTTCGGCCACGGAGAGGAAGACCTTGCGAGTCTCCTCGGTCGAGAAGTTGGCGGCTTGAGCAGCGACGGCGAACTTCGAATACTGATCGGCCAGCGTGCCGAACTCGATCCCGAGGCGTGCTGCCTGGGCTTGCAGGAATTGCAGTTCGCGGTTGGTGGACTGCTGGTTTTGCTCGAAGACGACGCCGAGGCGGTTCTGCGCCGCTTCCATCTTCTGGTAGGCTTGCAGCACGCCGCCGACGTTGCTGATGGTGCCGTAGAGCCCGACATAGGCGGTGGCCAGCGACAGCACCTCACCACGGAGGCGCTGGAACACGGACATCGCCTGGCGCGACTCGCGGTTGAAGCCGTCGAGGATGCCCTTGGCCGCAGCAGCACGCTGCCGTTCCATCGCCTTGGTCGTCTCGTCGATGTCTTGGCGCAGCTTCTTCTGAGAAGCCGAGGTGCGCGTCGTCTCGGTCGAGACCTTGCTGAACATCGGCGGCAGCATGTTAGCTGCGCCGCTGATGCGGTTCATTTGCGCGGCAAGCGCCTGGTACTCGGTCTTGGCAGCACGCGAGGCGGCGATCACCGACTTCTGCTTCTCAGCCAGTTCGGTGATGTTGCCCGAGGTGGAACGCATCTGCGCGCCGAGACGAGCGGCTTCTTCCTGCAACGCCTGCCAGGACGCCTTCGCGGCATCCGCTTGCGTGCGCAACTCCTGCATCCGGACTGCGGTCTTCGGATCGACGAACTGACCGGTGCCCGTGCTGTAGCGCATGAGCGCCTGCATCACCGTGCCAAGACGCTCGATCTCTGGGATCAGTTTGGCGGTGGTGGCAGAGGTGTCGGCCTGCTCGCGATCGAAGACATTCAGCGCGGTCGCGGCTTCGCGCACCGACGCTTCGATCTGGGCGTACTCGGCTTCGGCCTGATCAAGGTTACCTTTCTGATCGGCCAGCGCCGAGGTGGTCTTGTCGATGTCGGCGACGAAAGCGCGCTGTGCCGCCCGAGCCGAGCGGATCTCGCCGCTGATCTGGCTCAGTTCGGTCTTGGTCTTGGCGACCTGGGCTTGCAGGTCGGCATAGGCTTTGGCGTTCTTCTCGACTGCGGCGCGTGCAGCATCGAGGCGGGCCTTGGTGGCAGCAATGCCGTCGTCCCGGTTCGCCTGGCCAGCCGGAACCGCCTGCGCAGCCTTGTAGGCTTTCTCTGCCGCAGCGAGTTCGCGCATCGCCGCAGCCTTCTGCAGCGTAGCCTGCTTGGCGACATCGAGGGCGGTCTTCTCGGTCTTGAGCCGGGCCGCGACCTCGGCCGAGGCACGTTCCAACTCGGTGAGCCGAGCGGCAGCGGCCTGGCTTTCGCCGCCGATCGCCTTCAGCCGCTCTTCGGTGCCAGCGAGTTCCTGCTTGAGACGAGCGACGGCGCCCGCCGCCGTGTCCATGATCGTCTTCGCCTTGTCCAGCGCGGCGAACGCGCCAGCTTTGGCCTTGAGCCGGTCCAGTTCATCCCCGAGCCCGGAGATGGCACCGTCGACCTTCGAGGCGGATGATGCGAGACCTTCCTGAGTGCCCTTCAACGTCTTCAGGGCATCTGAAACCTGATCGAGGCTCTTGGACGCTTGGTTCTTGGCGCGGATGATCAGGTTTACGTCGCGGTTCGCCATGTCGCCCCTCTAACCTTGGACGTTACCTTCTTACCTCAAAAGTGAGTGCACGACCACTACGATTGAGTCATCTCTTTGATCTTCTTCCTGAACGCTTCACCAGCCTTCTTGGAGAGCATGGACGAGACCGCCATTTGGAGCAGAACAGCGCGAGAGGCTTCTTCGCGGTCCAGACGCTCCACCACGAACTCTGCTTCTACATAGACCATGCCCACCGGGTAGCAGCGGGCATGGGCGTGGCCATTGGCCAGAAGCAGGCTTACTTGGCGCCTGACGCCCGCGACCCATTCATCGAGGGTTGCGGCTCGGGCATGAGATTGGTCATGCCCTTGATCAGACGAGCGACGGCCTCGATGAATTTTTTTGGCCCACCGGCCGCGTCGAAGGTCAGTTGTGCAATCGCCTCGATGGCTTCCTGCTGCACGTTGAGCGGGTAGCGAGCGACGATCGGCGCGGCGTCCGGTTCATCCGCAGCGAGCGCGATGATCGTCGACAGGAGTGCCGGGGCCTGGTTCAGAAGGTCCATGCCCACCGTGAGGGGGTTCACGTTGTCATTGCCAGCGTAGCGCTGGAAGAACATCTCCATCTCGCTGCCATAGCGGCTGAGGAGCGTGGTGATGTCCTGTAGAGAGAGGCCCCTGACGGCAAACGTGCTGCCGTCAGGAAAGCTGATCTCCTTCGTCGGAATAACGAAGTCCTTGAGCGCCATCGTGTTCTCCTTGCTCTGGCGTTTCGTTCAGATCAGAGCGGGCGCCCGTCGATGTAGATCGCCTCGTAGCCCGGCTTCTTCAGGATCTCGACGGTGAACGGAATCTGCTGCCACTCGTCGCCCTTGAGCGTGAAGTCGCCGTTGGGCGACAGCTTCACGTAGGGCATGTACCAGTCGTAGCGCTTGCCCTGCGGGTTGTAGGAGATGAAGCGCAGCGCGCCGCCGACCGCTTGGGAGCCCGAGATCACGCGCTCACGGGTTGCCGAAGCGTGGGTGTAGTCGACGGTCAGGTCGTCGCCGTCGTCCACGGTGGCCGAGGTCGCCAGCAGCGTGATGCGGCCGAGTTCCGCGTCCAGCGTGTAGTCGGTGTTCAGCACCAGCGCGGTAACGCCCTTGCTGACGGTGACGCCGGTCACGTTGCGAAGGCCCGAGGGGTTGGTCGGCGACATGCCGAGTTGGTAGGTCAGGCCGAGTTTCACGTCGTTCAGCGGCTCATCGCTGACAGTCGCGCCGGTCGTGGCGAAGATCTCGGAGGTGCCGAAGAAGAACAGCGCCAGGTTCTCGGGCGAGATGTTGTCGGTGATGAACGACGCCGTGCGGTTGGTCTGCAGAACGATCGATTCGTCCTTCTCGCGGACACCCCGGTCGGAGTTGTAGTGGTCGAGGTTCTCCGATTCGATGGTCGCGGAGAATTCCGGCGAGTTGCCGAGGTAGCGCTCGCCGCCCAAGGTCATCGCGACGGGATCGGTAAACCGGTCGAAGTGCAGTTCGCCGCGACCGAGAGTGTAGTTGTTCGCCATGTCGTTTCCTTTCAGGTAGCGAATCACCGCAGAGTGTGAGGATCACTATACAGGTGATTCAGTGGAAGTGAACTTAGTAGTAGGGCTCCTCAAGTTCCTCGCTGATGCGCAGTGTCAGGGTCAACCAGAAGAACGCCTCTCCGTTGACATCTTCCGGTGGTCTGACACTGCCCTGGCCGACGAACATCTCGTACACGCGGTTGTCCATGCCGAGGATGTCGTTGCCTCGTTGCCGCTTGCGTTCCTTGACCAGCGCGGCCTTGACTTCCGCCATCATGTGATGCGCCGGATCGGAGGGGTTCTCCGTATCGTCGGGCGCGAAGCCTTGAATGAGCAGTTCCCAGGGACCGTTCGACTTCGAGTTGTCGCCCCGGCTCTGTGCGACATCGGCCGGGATCGGGGCTTCGAGGATCGACACCATCGGGAGCGGATCGTTCTGGTCGAAGCGCACGCGGCCGCGAAAAACCTTGGCCCGCAGGTCGAAGTGGTAGCCGTTGTCCGGATTGACGGTTTCGATGACCCTGGTGAGCGCCCGAAGCACGCGCAGCCGGAAAGGCACCGGCTTCACGTCGAATTGGATCGAGGCGTAAAGGGAAGGGAGCATCAGATCGCCTCCAAATCCAAGAACCGCAGAAACTCGTCTTCGAGGTAGACGGCGGCATCCTTGCTGGTCATCTCACGAGTGTAGTTGAACGCCTGGTTGACGCTGATGCCGTAGAGCAGCCACAGACCTTCGGCCAGCTTGCTGGGCTTGTAGGCATTGTCAGGACGCACGTCGCCCTTCGTCCGCACAGCCAGACCGAGGTTGCTGTTCTCGCCCTTGCTGCCACGCAGTTTGACCGGGAAGGCGCGTTCCAGCGTCGCGCTGCGCCCCTTCTTCATCTCGATGACGACGCCCATGCGGTTCACCTGGCCGCTGATCATGAATCGCGCGAGAGATGTCGCCCGAGCGCGAGCCGTCAGCATCGCTTCGAGGTTGCTCGTCTTGGCACGCTTGCTCACAACCAGGCGCCCTTTTGCGGGGTCGAGGTAGTTGCCTGGGAAGTTGTACTGCCGCCGCATCATGTCGGCGCTGTGGCCGCGCGAGAAGTCTGCGGTCCTGTTGATGGCGCGTGTCGCTGCCGTGAAGATCTGAGGTTTCAGATCGACGAAGGACACATCGTCCAGACCCTCGACGAAAACCGCGTACTCATTCATCGGTTCGCCTCTGGAAACGGGAAGTTCCGAGTCTGCTCGACCGGCAGACGCGCTACGTTCGCCGTCACCGTGATGTCCTCTGGCGGCTGAACGGTGTCGATCCGGTAGACGAGGCCCTTCTCGATGCTGATGCAGAACCCCCGCTTGGGGTCAATCTCTTCGAGCAGCATCTCGACGCGCGGGGTGTTGTCCAGAACCTCGGCATAGTTGAAGTTCGTGCCCTTGAGATCTCCCAAGGCTTGGAAACGGTCAGTCACGATGACGCGGATCGGCACAGGCGCGGACGTCGCGTCCTTCATATAGAAGGCAGCGCGGGCCATGTGATTGAACTTCTGACGGGTAGACCGACGCAGAGCGGCAGTGAAACGATCCATGTTTCAGCCTTTCTTTCTGCGAGTGTACCGGCGCTTGGGTTTCGGGGCGGGAGCCTCATCGGCAGCGGGCTCGACCGCTTGAATGGGAAGGCGAACGGAACCGAGCCGCAGCAGATCCGGCAGAGCATGTTCAGGCAGCAGGAACTTCGCGCCACGGCGATGAATCTGCCCGGCACACTCCACCGTATGCACTGCGATGACTTCTACGGTTCCGTTCATGTCGATCAGGCCAGGTCAGTCTTGTCGTCGGACTTTTCGCCCGCGCCCGCGTCAGCCTTCTTCTCGGGCTCGCCCTTGTCGGCCTTGGCAGCACGCTTCGGCTTCACAGCGGCCTTCTTCGGCGCGGCAGCGGCCTTCGCCTCGGCTTCGGCGACTTCGCCGATCGTGGCCTCGCGGATGTAGCCCTTCGCCAGGTTGGCTTCCACTTCGTCTTCGGGGAAGTCAAAGGCGATGGTGTTGGCGGGCGCGCAGGTCTTCTTGCCGTCGACCTGGTAGTAGAGCCGCACAAGGGCAACGTAATGGGTCATTCTGGTTCTCCTCAATCGGGAAAGGGGTTCGCCCGGCAGACCATCTGCCGGGCGTCTTCGTCATCAGGTGGTCAGCACGGTGGCCTTGAACGTGCGGTTCGGGAAGCGCGGGATCGGCAGCGGCGCGGATTGCGTCAGCATGTTGATCGCCGAGGGGTTCGGAACCTCGTACTGCTTCTGGAAGATGTCGGTGCGGATGCCCGCAGCCGACGCCTGCACGTCGTAGATCGCGCCGAAGGCCATGAGACCGTTCACGCCCGGAGCCGACATGAAGATGTCGTCGGGGTTCAGCATCTCGACGGTGGATCCCGTGTCCGTCAACTGCTGGTCACGGTAGGTCCAGACGTCCAGCGCGCCGCCCGTGCCGCCGATGCGACCCAGGTAGACAGGCGTGTTGTTGTCGTCGCCCATGCCAGTCACGACCAGGCCGCGCTGGAACGAGGTGCCCTCGCCGCCACGGTAGTTCGTGTCGAGCAGATCCTTGATCTGGTTGTTCGCCATGAACGGAGCCACGACGTTTGCGCCCAGAATCAGGTTGTTGAAGCTGCCGCCGAACTGCGCAGCGCGGCCCAAGTTGATCCAGTCCGACAGGTCGCCGAGGATGTCGTGCGACGCAGAGGACCAGTCGATGCCGCCCGAGTAGGCCACGGTCAGGTTGGCGTCGCGGCCAAAGCTGATGGTGACTTCCGGATTCGGCATACCCTGCTCTTGGTCGTACTTCACGGTCACGGCGCCGTCGATCACAGCACGGGCGCACATCCAGTCCCAGGTGCGGTAGATCGAGGTCAGGTGCAGTTCGGAGACTTCCGTGGTGCGGAGGTCGAAGCGCGTCTGCATGTCCAGACGTTCGCCGGTCAGCACTTCTTCCGGGGTCAGCGAGGTCGCATCTTCCGGACGAACGGCATTCAGCAGCTTGATGTAAGCCGGGGTGAACGTGTCGACCGACAGGCCGAGGTGCCGCTCGATCGGCTTACCCATGTGCGAGGGCTGCGCGAACGGAGCCATCTGGCGGGTGCCCGCGATCTTGGCGAAGGCGATCTCCTTGTTGTCGGAGAAGAACGGCGTAGCGCCGAAGTGGGTGCGCCGGAACCAGTCGGTCGGGTTTTCCAGGCGCGTGTCGCGGCGGATCTCGGCGAGTTCCCGCTGCGAGAAAATGGTGAGAGGCATGTTGATGTCCTTTCGGCTCTCGGGATGGAGGAAACGGCCCCGCCGTTAAGCGGGGACGCAGCGGTTACGGGGTGTAGAACTTGGTCTGATCGACCTTGATGTTCGGCTGCAGCGTCCGCATCGCCGCCAGTTTCTTGGCGTCGGTGTCGAACGTCGCGTCGAAGACCAGACGGTCGAAGTTGAAGTGACCAGTCTTGTAGACCAGAGCGCCCTTGTAGTTGGTCGAAGCGTCGGTGGTGACGGCCTCGGCCAGCACGCCGATCGGGTTGATCGCGTTCGCCGGGGTGGCGTTCCAGGTGGCCTTGACCAGGCGACCGTTGGCGTCCTTGCCGACGACCGTCCAGGCAGCGAGCGTCTGCGACGCAGCGACAACTTCAGCGAAGGTCACTGCGGCCGGGTGCGAGGACAGGAACACCGCATCGGGGGTCGGGCCGATGGTGTCCGAGGTCTTCGCCGGAATGCCGAGGCCCGAGTCCACGGCGGGGATCGTGTAGTCAACCATGTCGTATCTCCTTCATGGATTCAGGGTTTCAGTTGGCCTTCTTGTCCCAGCCACGCATGGCGATAGCGCGCTGCGCCCGCGAGGGCTGGGTGCTCTCGTCACCGGCCGTGACCTTCGGAGCACCTTCCTCGACAGCAGCTTGGAACTGCTTGGCGGCGGTGCCGGTCGCGGCGGCTTCCTCGGGCAGCTTCGCCAGAGCGGTGATGGCCGAGGCGCTGTCCTTGTCGGTCTCGAATGCCAGCATCTTGGCCGAGGCGGGGCGCGTCTTCGCGGCGTCCGATTCAAGGATCGCCGAGATGCGGGCGCGTTCCTGCTCGGCACCGGCTTTCACGCCTTCCGCGTGACCTTCGGCCCGAACAGCGTCGATGGCGGCTTGATCAACCGCCGCAGGGGTGTCTTTGGACATGTGCTCTTCTCCTTGGACTTGAGCGGTTTCCAGATCAGCGGCGAAAGCCGCCACGGCGTCGTCAAGCGGCCCGACTGCATCAGCAAGACCGATTGAGATTGCCTCGGAAGGCGAATAGGTGAGGGCTTCCGTCTTGCGGACCTTCTCAGCATCCATCTTCCGGTTTCGGGCCACGGTGGCCACGAACACTTCACCAAGTTCGTCGATGCGCGCTTGGATTCTCGCCCGAGCGTCTTCGCCCAGAGCCTCGTAGGGATTCCCGTCCGTCTTGTGCTTGCCGAACTGGATGAAGGTGATCTTGATGCCCTCGTTCTCAAGGGCCTTGGAGTAGTCGACGTGCGCGGTGACGACGCCGATCGAGCCGACGCCGCCCGTGCGCGACATGACGATCTTGTCGGCCAGCGAGGCAATCGCATAGGCAGCGCTGTAGGCATACTCGTGCGCGAAGGCGCGAACCGGCTTGGAGCCCTTGGCCGCGAACATCTTGTCCACAGCATCGAAGCAGCCCGAGATGTCACCGCCAGGCGAATGGATGAGGAAGGCGATACCGCGCACATTGGCGTCAGCTATGCCGCGCTGGAAGGCTTTCAGCACATAGTCGTAACCGGTAGCCCAGCCGCCGATCGTCCACGGAAAATCGTGCAGCAGCACACCCTTAACCGGGATGGTCAGGATCCCGCCGCTCACGTTGTAGGGCCGGTAGCGTGCGCGCCAGTCGTCGTCGCGGAACCAGAAATCGTCCTGCGCCGACGACGCAGCGAGCAACTTCGGGAAGTCTTCGTGAGCAGCCAGCGCTTCGAAGCAGGCGTTGAACACGCTCTGCTGTTGCGCAGAAACCAGCGACGGGTTGTCTTGGAAACTGGCGAGGATGGGCTCAAGCATTCTGGGTATCCTCAGCATTGTCGGGTTGGTCAGCCTGGTTGCTCGGAGTCAGAGCAGCCATAGTGGTCTGGTTGCCAGGGAACACGAGTTTGCGCTTCTCGATCTCGGCCTGTTCACGCTGCTGCTGCGCGAAGACCTGACGCCAGTCGTTGCCGAGGCGGGCGTGCTCCTGCTCGTAGGTGCTCAGACCGGTCTGCAGTCGCAGAACCGCAGCCTGGGTTTCCTTCAACTCGTCGATCTGGCCACGCGAGGCGCCGATCCACTCGGCCGAGGAATAGGCGTCCTTGTTCATCCGGTCCCAGAAGGACGGCGCATTGCGGGGCAACGAGGTGATCTCGCCGATGGCGATCGCCTCTTCCAGCCACAGCGCATAGATGATGTTGGCGAAGCGGTCGGCGACATTGCGCTTGACCGACTGCATCGTCTTCCACGTCTCGTTGTTCGCAGCGCGAGCCGACGAATAGTTCGTCTTGCTGTAGTCCTTCGACAACTGCTCGTAGCTGACGCCGAGGATCGCCGCGATGTAGCGAAGAAGGCTCTGCTCGAAGTCGGTGCCGATCAGACCGCCCTGCGACGGGCTGCGCAGGTTCAGTTTCATGCCCGGCAGCAGGTGCGGAATCTTGATCCCGTCCAGCGTCAGGTTGTTGTCGCTGTGATAGGCTTCGTTCGCCGTCATGTAACCGCTGGCCACGGCAGCGTAGGCTTTCGCCACTGCCGCCTGGTCGAGTTGCCCGCCGCCGATGGCGTTGAAAACCATGTCGCTCGGCAGATCGGATTCGATCGTCGCGGCGTAGGTGGCGTTCAGCACGGCGTTCTGCAGCGTCACTTCACGGAACCGCTTGGTGATCCGGGCTTCCTTCAGTGCTGCGACCATCGACGAGACGCCGCGCGTCTGACCGGCGCGCTGTTGCTCGAAGATGTGGATGACCTTCTCACGGCCCCAACCATAGGTGCGCGCGACACGGTTCCACGTATTCCGGCTGATCAGGATGTCGCCAGGGTGATGCTCGCGGATGTGATAGGCGAGCGGTTCGCCATAGCGCCCCTTCTCGATGCCCATGCGCATCAGCGGACCATCACGCATGGTTGGCGGCGTGCTGAGCCGGTCGGGGTCGATCATCTGAATCGCCGTGCGGAACGGCTTACGGTCACGCGGGAACTCGCAGGTGCCCAGAACTTCGCCCGTCGTGGTGAACTGAGCGATCGCGAGACGCACCAGACCGGTCAGCGTGCTGACACGCTGCGCATCGACGTAGCAGGAGGGGCTTTCGGCCCAAAGCGTGAACTTGCTCTCGACCTCGGTCTGGAACTCCTCTGCCCAGGTCTCGTCCATCGCCGCGTTCTGCAGCGCCAGATACTCGTGACGCGGCTTCGCGTTGAGCAGGAACATCGAGCCGACGATGCTGTCCTTCCGGATCTCGGCACCGGCAGCAGCGTAGGCATCGTTCCGCACGGTGTCGCGGACACGCGCATCCATCACCCGTTTGCCGGGAGCGAGGTCGTTGTCGGCCGAACGGATCGGCGGTTGCCACAGCAGCATCTCCTGCGAGAGACGGCTTCCAGCTTCGTAGGACTCGCCGACCAACGCTTTAGGTGCCGCACCCGTGTCCGGTGGGAGAACTTCACCAGACACGGGGAGCACCGCAGAGGTCGAATGGAAGACGACCCCTGCCAGTTCGTTGATCTCTTGCTTGCGCGTCATCGCAGACATCAGAAGAACGCCCTCATCGGGGGAGAGGGCATCGCCGGTTGACCGAGTTGCGCCTTGAGTTCTTGGATGTAGGTCTTGAGCATCGTCTTGGTCGCGGGGCTGTATTCCATCCGCTGGCCGTTCTGATGGACAATCACCTTCACGCTCTGCCCGATGGCGAGTTCGTGGTAGGCTTGCTCTGCCTCGCGCAGCAGCCCCGTCAGTCGGTCACGTTCTTCGTTCGTCACCCAAGAGCCCTCGCGATGATCTGTGCTAGAAGTATCACTGTTAGGGTGATCGTGCAACGCTGAAAGTGATCGTCCCGTCAAGCCAATTTCTTGCCGAGAGCCTTGAGCAGTGCGAGAGGATCCTCAGCTTCTTTCTCGATGAAGGGTTGGTCATCCGCATCCTTCAGGATAAGCGGGTTCTTGTCCCAATCCTGTGCCCACGGCGGCAACTGCGCTTCGTCCGACCAGTCCATCTTCTCGACGGCGCCGAACTTCGGCAGAACGCACCAACCGAGGGTGTAGACCAGAAGGTCGGTGCTCTCGTTTCGCAGCGACCGCTTGTTCTCCCAGCGGCGGGTCTTGCTGTCGTAAACCTCGACGCAGAGTTCCTGGTAGAACCAAGGTTTCAGGTGCGATGCGAAGTGGATCATCCCCTTGCCCGCGTCGGTCACATCAAGGCGCCCATCGAGTTGCGTCTTGAGCGCGTTGACGTTCAGTTCGAGGATGGCGATCTCGCCGCGCGCACCGGCATTGCGGTCTTTCCGGCTGGAGTCCGGATAGGCGATCTTCGCTCTCGGGGCATCGACGGTCGCCATACCTTTCACCAACTGGAAGCGCGGGAAGAAGGTGCTGCTGTGATCACTGCGCAGCTTGCGCACGAAGTCATATGCCCTGGCGGTGACACCCTTCGCACCGGCAGAGTCACAAAGCGTGTACATGATGCTCATGCGTCGGCCGCTGCCGTCGATGAGAGGATAGGTCTTCGCCATCACGTCGCTGATCAGCACGTTCCAGTCTTCGAGGTAGGAGCCCGGTTTCAGGGGATAGGGGTGTCCCTCCTTGTCCAGTCGCGGCGCTTTTCTGAGCGCGAACCGGTCGATCACCTTGATGTCGCCCCCGGCACAGTGCCCGTGAATCTGGACGACGAAGCGGCCGGGTGAGTCCTGCACGTCGACCGCTGCCGTCAGGAACCTCACACCTTCGGGGACATGCGGCTCGTCTTCGTCGCCCCAATGGTTTCCGGCAGCACGCGACATCAACTGTTCCGGGGTGCGCTCGCTGCTGAGGCTGGGCGGCAGGAAGGGCAGACCGAGATCGACATTGACCACGGCCTTGAGCGTCTCATGGTCCATCGTGCGCTCATATTCGCGCATGGCTTCGAGGTAGCGTTGCACCAGTTCCCGCCAGGTGACGAAAGCCGCTGCCGGTCCCTTTAGCCAAAACGACGCCACCTCGGACTCTTCTCCCTTGCCGAAGATCACGCCGTCGCTGTCGATCTTCTGGCCGTCACGAAGCCAGCGACCCTTCAAGTTCAGCCCGTACTTGCCCGGCTGAGGCGTCGGCTTCGCAGTCGGATCGGCATCGTGGGTGTGCGGGAAGCCGCACTCAGGGCAGATCATCCTGGCGTTTGCCGCCTTCTCGGCGATGCTCATAGATTCGTCTGTCGGCCACTCCAACTTGTCGAAGTCGGGCTCGAAGAACTCGTCGCATTGCGCGCACGGCACATACCAGCGACGCCGATCGCCAGTGTTGTAGATGCTGAGGATGCCGACAGTCGGGGGAGCCTCATGCGGCGTCTTAGGTTGGAAGTGAGGGTCCAGTACCTCGAAGCCGGGCGAGCCTTCGGCCACGGTCATGCCGCGACGTCGGGCGGTCTGCGTCCGCTTCTTCGCCAGTGGCCACGGCGCCCCCTGACCCTCGACGTTCATGTCCATGCGGTCGTAGTCGGCCAGCCAGACGCGCCGCAGCGTCTTGCCCGAGAGTTCGGTGATGGATGGCCACTTGATCAGCAGGCGCATCCCGCTCTTGAAGCGGACGACCTCGGTGTTGATGTTCTGCTTGCCGGGGATGATCGTGCTGGCGAGCGCTGTGCTCTGCCGGATCGCTTTCCGGAGATCGCCCTGCGACCAGTCACGCGCGACGCTCTGCGTCATGCCGATGAACATCATGTCGGCCGGGTCACACTTGGCGCTGTAGATCAGCCAGTTGAAGAAAGGCTCGGACTTTCCGCAGCGGGCTGGCCCGGCGAAGACGAGACCGGTGAAGTCCAGCGACTCCATCGTGTCCATGATCTCGACCAGGTAGGGCGCGACTTCGTTGTCCCACGGGCCGCTGGTGATGTCGTTGCTCAGACGCCGGTACTTGGCCGCAGCTTCGGACACACTGAGACGCTCGGGCGGGCGAATCGCCTCGGCC